GGCGGCGAGAACTCCACGCCGATCGAGGCGGCTTCTCTGGCCCTCTGGGGCGCAAAGACGGCCCGCCGTGATCCAACAAGAAAAATGCTGATAGGGTGATTTGCTTATGAGCTTTAACTTTAACGCGGCTGCCGTTCAGGGGCTGCCGAAGACTGAACAAGCCATTCTGGCGGAGTTGTGGAAGGTTTACACCGCAAACAAGGCCAACAACGACCGTAAGGAGCGCTACTATGACGGGCGCATTTCCCTCTCCAGCGTCAATCTGGGCGTAGCTCTCCCTGACGGGCTGGCAAGGCTGGAGGTGGATTGCGGCTGGGGCGCAAAGGCTGTGGACGTGCTGGCGGCCCGGTCTGTGTTTGACGGCTTCGTGGGCGTTAACGGTGAGGACGCGGAAGAGATAAACGCCATTGCCGCGGCCAATAATCTGGTGGCGGAGTACAAGCGGGTCTGCCGCGAGGAGCTCAAGTTCGGCTGCGCATTTGCAACTCTCTCCAAAGCGGGGACCGATGGCTGCAAGATCCGCTTCCATTCACCCCGCAACGCCGCAGCTATATGGAGCGGCGAAAAAAACCGCATTGCAGCAGGCTTTGCCATTATCGACACAGCGCCGGACAACCTGTCTTCAGAAGCCTGGACACCGAGTCTGATCAACCTTTACACGGACACCGCCATCTGGGTGCTGCGGCGCGGTAGCAAGGGCTGGTTTGCCGAAAAAAGACCGCACAAAATGGGGCGGCCCCTGATGGAGCCTATCATCTGGAACGCTACCAGCGCGAAACCGTTCGGCCGGAGCCGTCTGGACTCCCCTGTCCGCCGCTTGATGGAGGGCTATGTGCGCACGTTGGCCAACGCGGCTATTGGCCTTGAATTCTCCACAACACCGCAGAAGTACCTCCTGGGCGTTTCCGATGAGCAGTTTGAGGCTGTGACGCAGCGAAAATTCGAGCAGTACGTGGGATCTATCATCACTTCCACGACCAACCCGGACACCGGTGAAAAGCCGGAATTCGGGCAGCTGCCCCAGGGCAGCATAGCGCCTCATGTGGAAATGCTGCGAATTCTGGCCACTCAGTTTTCCGCCATTACCGGGCTGAGTGTAATGGACACAGGCGTGGTCAATGACGCCAATCCCACAAGCTCCGACGCAATCGAGGCCCAGACCAAGAGCCTCTCCGAGCTTGCGGAGCGGCTGAACGAGGGCAACAGCGCAAGTTTGAAGACCATCGGCCTGATGGCGCTGGCCATAAGCCGAAATCGTACTCTTGAGGAACTGCCCAAAGAGCTGAGCGGGATAATCCCTCGGTTCAAGAGCCCGACCACGCCCAGCATGGCGGCCATGGCCGACGCGGCTATCAAGATAGCCACAGCCCGCCCGGCCTTCGCCAACACTGACGTGTTTCTCGAGATGCTCAACTTTGACGCTGCCACCATTCGGCGTATCAAGGGACAGGAGCTACGCAGCCGTGGGCTGGCAGTCTTGCAGGAGCTTGAGGGCGGAACATGAGCAGGTCAAAAAAAATAAGCGAAAAGCAATGGCGAAATTACATTGAAAGACTCTACTTCATAAGCCGAAAGGCCGGGTTTGAGCTGCAGGACTATGTGATCGAGCACTCGCTTCAGAATATTGACGACATTGTGGAGTACGGCTTTGCTCTGGCGACCAAGTACGGCGAAGCCTCGGCCGCTCTGGCGGCTGAAATGTATGACGCCACGGCAGAGCTGGCGGGGGTGAAGCTTCCCCCGGCTGTGCCGGCTGCCACGGCTACTTATGAGGAAGTGGCTATAGCCATTAACGGTACCGCGAAGAGCGGAAACCCCAAGCTGATCGGCGACTCAATAACTCGTCTCGTCAAGGTGACCGGAGTGGACACCACCATGCAAAATGCGCTGCGTGACGGCGCGGAATGGGCTTGGATCCCAGTCGGCGAAACCTGCGCATTTTGTCTGACACTGGCCTCCAGAGGCTGGCAGGAGGCTTCGCGTAAGGCCATCAGACGGGGGCATGCCAAGCACATTCACGCAAACTGCAACTGCACCTACGCGGTGCGCTTTGACGATGGCATGGACGTTGAGGGCTACGAGCCGGATACCTACTACAACCTATACGCATCAACCCCGGGAAGCCCGGACGACAAAATCAATGCTATCCGCCGCAGACTGTACGCTGAAAACAGGGACGAGATAAACGCCCAGAAGCGTGAGGCCTACCGTCTGAGGCAGGAGCGAAAACAAAACGACTGATAAGGCCGCAGGTCTTTTCATAAATTCGGCTGGCGGGCCGTTACACCGCCGACGGCACGGGGAGCAACCCCGTAAAAAAGCGTAGCCGGGAAAGGAACAAATATGAAGCGCGCAGAAATCAGTGAAATATTCCCCGAGGCCACCGCAGAGCAGGTCGAGGCTATCATGGCCCTTCACGGCCAAAGTATTGCCGATGTGGGCAAGCTTGAAAATGACCTGAAGGCTGCACAGGAAGCTCTGGCCACGGCCAAGGCCGGAGATAAGAGCGGCGAGCTCAAAAAAGCTCTGGACGACCTCGCGGCTGCCCAGACTGAGCTGAACGGTCTAAAGGCCGCGAACGAGCTCCGAGAGACGCGAGCAAAGGTGGCTGCTGCCAAGGGCATCCCCGCCCATCTTCTCACCGGGGACACCGAAGAGGCCTGCGCCGCGCAGGCCGACGCTATTCTGGCGTTCGCCAAGCCTGCGGACTACCCTCTCGCCCCGGATGGGGGCGAACCCGTAAACAACAGCGGAGACGCATGGACTGCGTTTTCCGCGCAGCTTTCCAAAAATTGAAAGGAGTTATTAATTTATGCCCAACATTTCCACTATTTCCGGCCTGCAGTTCCCCTCTGACCTTGCAGGTGAAATGTTCAACGCTGTGCGTGCCCACAGCTCTCTGGCCAGACTTAGCGCCGCCCGGCCTCAGACTTTTGCCGGTGTAACTGAGTTCGTCTTCTCCATTGACGGTGAGGCCGAAATCGTCGGCGAGGGTCTGCAGAAGAGCCCAGGTGAAGCTGAGCTGAAAACCGTCAAGCGCACTCCGGTCAAATTCGTCTATCAGCACAGAGTTTCTGATGAGTTTCTCAACCTGAGTGACGAGGCGCGTGTGCCTGTTCTTCAGGCTTTTGCTGAGGGCTTTTCCACCGTGATCGCCCGTGGTATGGACATTGCCGCTTTTCACGGCATTAATCCCAAAACCGGCCTTGCTTCTGATGTGGTCGGCGGTAATAACTTCGACGCCATAGTCACCAACACTGTGGATTATGACGGCGACGCGATCGCTGCCGATGACGCTCTGGACGATGCCATTGCGCTTGTGGCTGACGAAAACCGCATAGTGACCGGCATGGCTTTGTCTCATCTTTTCGGCAGAGACCTTGCCAAGGTCAAGGTCAACGGTGTGGTGCAGTACCCTGAATTCCGGTTCGGCGGCGCTCCCACGTCTTTTGCGGGGCGCGCCATCGACGTCAACAGCACCGTGAACCGTAAAATCGCAGAGTCTACTAAGCGTGACATGGCTATCGTGGGTGACTTTGCCCGTGCCTTCCGTTGGGGGTATGCCAAGACTATCCCCCTGGAAGTTATTCAGTATGGCGATCCCGACGGTCTGGGCGACCTGAAGCGTGCCAACCAGGTTGTGCTTCGCAGTGAGGCATACATCGGCTGGGCCATTCTTGACGCCAAGTCCTTCTCCCGCGTGGTGGAAACCGTGGCCGCAGGCCAGATCAGCTGATAATGAGGTGAACGTCTATGGCTAACTACGCCACTGTTGAAGATGTAGCCGCACGGCTTGGCCGGGCTATGTCTGAGAGCGAAGAAAACCTGTGTGTTAGCCTTCTTGAGGAGGCGGCCCTGATAATTGACGCCTCCGGCTCAAATGCCGCTGAGGGCGCAAAAAAGGCCGTCAGCGTGAGAATGGTGGCGCGGGTTATGGGCAGCGGCGCGGATGTGGGCGTTCCCGTGGGAGCTACCCAGGGCAGCATGAGTGCCCTGGGCTACTCCCAGAGCTGGACTGTGGGCGGCGGTACAGTGGGTGAGCTGTATCTGAGCAAGACTGACAGGCAGCTGCTGGGGCTGGGCAACCGCATAGGCAGCGCAAGCCCGGTGGAGAAGCTGGCGGTTTGCGGAGGTGACATCGAATGCGCGGCATTGATGTAGTCCTCCATGTGAAGACGCAGACCGGCGTGGACAGCTACAACGAGCCTGTCTACACCGACGACACAGTGCTCGTCTCCAACGTGCTTGTGGGCCAGCCGGAAACGGAGGACGTTGTCAACTCTGCCAGCCTTTACGGCAAGCGCCTTGCCTATGTGCTGGGCATCCCCAAGGGGGATGAGCACGTCTGGACGGACACGGAGGTGGAGTTCTTTGGAAAGAAGTTCAAAACCTTCGGCGATGTGGTTGAGGGCATTGAAGCGCTGGTGCCTACTCCCTGGCACAAGAAGGTGCGGGTGGAGCGCTATGGCTGATATCAAGTTTAAGTTCGACGTCAAGGGGCTGAACGAGCTGATGAAGTCGGCAGAGATGAAGGGCATCCTCAATGAGGCCGCCGGGCAGATAGCAGACGCCGCCGGTGAAGGCTACGGCGTGGAAGCTGCCCACGACATCAAGTTTATCGCCATTGCCGCTGTCCACGCTGAAACCTACGAGGCCAAGCGGGACAACAGCGAAAACAACACCCTGCTGAAGGCGGCGAAGGCCGTCTTGGGATAAAGGGAGGCCAACAATGACCGTTGAAGAATTTGTGATCGAGCAGCTGAGCGCTTCGCTCTCCGTGCCGGTGGGCGGTGCCCAAATGGGCACTGACGCGAGCTTCGTGACGGTGGAGCAGCTGGGCAGCTCTACCGCTGACCATACCTACACCGCCAGCCTCGCCCTGCAAAGCTGGGGCCAGAGCCGCAGTGAGGCGGCTGCAATCAATGAAGAAGTGAAAACCAAGATGGCCGCCGTGGCTGGGCTTCCGGAAGTCAGCCGCTGCCGGCTGGAGAATGACTATTATTTTCCGGACCTTGAGACGAAACGCCCGCGCTATCAGGCAGTCTTCGAGGTCATTCTTTTTAACTGAAAGGAGCATAAAACATGCCTAATGCCAACAATGTATCAACCGGCAAACCCCGCACTGCGGGTGCGATATTCCGCGCGCCCTACGGCACCGTACTGCCTACCGACGCTGCATCTGAGCTGGGCGAGGCCTTCAAAGAGCTGGGCTTTGTGTCCGACGCCGGTGTAAGCAATGCCAACAGCGGCGAAAACACCGAGTTCTACGCCTGGGGCGGTACCCCCGTCGGCGAAGGCGAGACGGAGAAAACCGACACATGGAAGTTCAAGCTGATTGAGGCGCTCAACCCTGAAGTTCTCAAGACCGTCTACGGCGAGGGTAACGTCACTGTGGAGGGCCGGAACATCTCTATCAAGGTTGGGGCCACCGACAAGACCCCTGCCTCCTATGTCATTGACATGATGATGAAGGGCGCACTGAAACGCGTGGTTCTGCCCATCGCCACTCTGACCGAGCTGGCCGAGATCGTCTACAAGGACGACGAGACTGTTGGCTATGAAGTAACCTTCAGCGCCAAAGACGACGGCACGGGATTTACTCACCATGAGTACATCCAGCTTCCTGAGCAGACCGCCGCAGCTGCGGCCAATGTGGAGGGCGGCGCATGAGATACGGGAAAACTTCCACGGGCTTTGAGTTCTCTTACGACGAGGCCCGGGTGGACGACATGAGAATGGCTGACGCCCTTATGTCATTCATGGACGAGGAGCTGCCTGAATTTTCCCGGCTGAAGGCCGCATCCAGCTTTGTCGAGCTGCTTTTCGGCAAGGCCGGAAAAAACGCCCTGTACGATCATATCGCCAAGTCCAACGAGGGGCGCGTTCCTTATGTGGCTTTCTACACAGAGCTTGGCGACATCCTGAAAGGTGGCACTGAGTTAAAAAACTTGCAAGCCTCGCCCTGATGGCGAGGCACGACGAAGACGCCCTTATCTGCGACATGGCGGAGACTTACCACATCTTTGACTGGCGGTCTCTCCCGGTGAGGCTGGCGGCCACTCTTGCCGCAGGCCTGCGGGAAAATTCGCGGATAAAAATGAAAATGAGCGGCTCTACCGTGAGCCTTGAGACCATGCTGACAGCCAACATGGCAGACTGCCTGAGAATTCTGCTGTGGCGGCAGACAGAGGACGGCCTCAAGGGCCGAAACGCCCCGGAGCTGTTCACCGAAAGGCTGAACGGCGGCCAGCCAGCTCAGCGAAGCGAGGGCTTCGAGACCGCCGACGACTTTATGGCCTGGCGAAAATCAATGATCGGAGGTGGTGTAAATGGCTGACCTTGGCAATGCGTATGTAAACATAATCCCCAAAGCTCCGGGCATTGAGAAAGAGCTGAAGAGCCTTCTCGGTGACGGTGCAGCCGGTGCCGGCAGCCCTGCCGGTAAAGCAGCCGGCAACAGTTTTTTGTCTTCTTTCAAAAAAATCGTGGCCGGTGCTGCCGTCGGCAAGGTTATTAAAGACGCCTTTTCAGCCGGTGGCGATTTGCAGCAGAGCTTTGGCGGCCTCGATACAATTTATGGCGATGCTGCCAACGCTGCAAAGCAGTACGCCCAGAGCGCGGCTCTGGCAGGCATCAGCGCCAACGACTACGCCGAGACTGCCGTAGGCATTGGCGCTGCCCTTAAATCTGCTTTTAGCGGGGACACCACGGCGGCCATGGAGGCGGCCAACGTGGCCATCATGGACATGACTGATAATGCCGCGAAGATGGGCACTCCTATTGAGTCCATCCAGCAGACTTATCAGGGTTTCGCGAAACAAAACTATACCATGCTCGACAACCTTAACACAATGGGGGCGCTCGCCGCATAAATGAAGGGCGATGTGCGAATTCTCTCTGATTGACTTGGAAATCCCGGCAGGGACAACAGGGCGCAAGGGTAATGCCAGCGTGAACGACTAAGTGAGAGAACACCCGCGAGGGTGAAGCGATAGTCTGAACTGCACCAATAATGCGAAAAAAATGAAAGTGCAGATTAACAAAATGCAAATTGGGTTATGGTGGCACGCAGGCAGAGATGCAGCGGCTTCTGGCGGACGCTCAGAAGCTGACCGGTGTGAAGTACGACATCTCCAATCTTGGTGATGTCTATGAAGCAATTCACGTTATTCAGGGCGAACTGGGCCTGACCGGCGTGGCGGCTCTTGAGGCCCAGACCACACTGACCGGCTCATTCAACGCCATGAAGGCCAGCTGGACAAACGTTGTGGCGGCCATGACCACCGGCGAGGGGCTGGACGTGGCGCTGGCCAATTTAGGCACGACAGCCGGTGCTTTCGTAACAAACTTCGTGTCAATGGGCACGGAGCTGGCAGGCAGCGTGCCCGAGCTTATGGCCGGAGTCGGCGAGGCACTTATTGCTGCGGCTCCGACACTTTTTGTCGGCGGCACGGAAATGGCCCTTCAGATTACAAACGGCCTTATTACCGGAGCTTTTGATTTGATTGCGGCAATTCCCGAAATTGTGTCCGAAGCCGGTGCCGCCTTTCTTAATCACGAGTGGGACGGAATAGGTGGTCAAATAATCGGTGGTATTGCCGGCGGTCTATTATCCAACGTTGGTGCTCTTCTGTCCGCCATTGGCGAAGCTGTGGGCGGGGCCATATC